TAGTCACGGTTAATAACATCAATCAATGCCTTGAAATCTGCATTAGAAACATCACCGATTGTTCTATCTAAGAACCCATCAACCAAAATACCAGACTTGAATCTATTCAAACCATTACCATCTGTAACATTGAGTGCCTCTGCTGATTTCTCAAGCAAGTTCAATGATGTGTAGTATTCTAAACTACGAACTCTGTCTTCAAGTGTTTGTAGTCGTTGACTCGTATACTTGGTTACACGGTTTTCAATAATGTAAGAAAAGTTTGCTGTATTTGCTCCCGGTATATAATCCTGTGGTGCAATGACAGATGGAAATGGACTAATGAACACAGAACCCAACTCAAATGCATCTGCTGGTGTTGGTGGAATGGTAGGATTGATTGATGAAACACCACGCACATCACGGAAATTACCTTCTTTGTCTATTACAATCTTGTCTACACGAGGCAGAAAGAAAGAAAAGTCAATCGTAAAGTTCTCATTTGGTGCAGGGAATCTCAATCCGTTACCTGTGCCTTCCACAATTGTTGTATGTGTGTTGGCAGGATTGATCGAAATATTCGTTAGTGACGTAACATTATTTGCAGTATTTGTTACACGGGTGCGAATATCAATACTGTCTCGTAACGCAAACTCTACACCAGTGATGGGTGATGTGTATACAGGAATTTCGGCAGTTGTTATTGCCAAAGTATTTGCAGAATTCGTGTTATCAATTGGATATGAGTCTACAGAGAAATATCCCGAACCCTGTGATGTATCTTCGGTGAAGTGGTCTACCTTGATAAGTAAATGATCACCGGAAGAAATTGTCAGTGTTGAATTTTGTTTTTTCTTGAGTGCTGATAAATTGTAGATATTATCACGTTGACCGTTGTCGATGAAGAAGTCATCAGTGACGACCGTACCTTCAGTCAGTGAAGCAAACGCACTTGCCTTTTTCCGAACTTCTTTCAGTTTGAATACATCCGCAAGACCTAGAGTCCAAGGACCAGTTGTAGTGCTGACTGCGTTTGTTGTGTTGATCTGCACATAACGATTTGAGTTAAGTGTCTTTGCTTTTTCTCGTGCTGACACACGGTTCAACTCAACTAACACCGATGCGGTCACACCAGATGCAAATGTTTCTTGGATGTCAAATGCCGCAGAGGTTGCGGTCGTGACGTTCAGTGTTCTTGCACCACCAGAACCAACACCACCCATATCAATAACAGAACCTGCCGCAAACACCTTGAAGATTACGTTAGCACTTGCGTTAAAGTTTGGTGTAGCAAACAAACTCAAAGATGTTGAACCTACGGCAGATACTACAAAGGTGTTCGCAAATGCACCAAATTGTATACGGTCACCCTTGTTAAACTTGGTTGATGCACCTGTGACACTTGCTACGGTATTAGAACCACTTGTAACAGTACCTGTCGCAACACTTGGTGTGTTTGCGGTCTGTTCAATCACAACGTGAAAGTTATTTCTCTTTTGAGTTGCACTTTGTAATCCAGTATCTTGATATCGTTCGTTGGCATTACCTGTATTCAGTGTGAATGTGCCATCAGTCGCAATCGTGACAGAAAATTTCTTGAGGAACTGATACGATGTGTCAATTGCTCCAGATGAATCCCGTAACTGACGAATTGCGGTTGCGGGCATTTCAAAAATACCAAAGTTAAAATTTTGTTCATCAAGCACTGCATTATTAGAAGTCAATACAATATCTGCTTTACCATCAGAATTTGTGCCATCAGAGTAGATAGAACGAACACTAGAAAAAGGACCACCCGACATTTTGATGTCATACAAATATACCTTGTATGTGGCATCAGCAGCACCTGGTGTGCCAGTTGAGTGCTCTATCGCACGAACCCTTGCCTTACCAATTTCTGTCCCGACGACCGCAGATGCAATGCTATTGTTTGACATTGCGTTTTGGAAATTATCTCGCAGTGATACTTGTGCGTGGTTATTATAATCCCAAATTCCTGACAAATCATTGACCGTGACATAGTTACCGTAGTTGGATGTCACCGAACCCGCATTGATGTCAACAAAATCAATACCTTTATTAATCGCAACATGCTTGGTTAGTAGATTATCTCTTTCATAACCAAAGACGAATGCTTTTCCTGGTTTCACATCAACAGAGAATAATGAACTATTACCACTCTGTGCAGAAGTAAAGACACCACCATTGTTTGCTTGCTTGAGATGCTCTCTCAACTTTAGGTTTAGACCTTCAGAAATCAAATGACCGTTAATAGCATATGTACGACGAGCAAGGTAATTATCAATCTGTGAATATATGGGTATGTCTGATTTTTGCTCAACATTACCGTTCTTAATACGCAGAACCTCTACAAAGTTTGGTTCTGTATTTGCGTCAGCATCTCGTCTAACAAGTGTTGCTTCTAATTTTAGACGGTTTGCACCGGGTGCCGCAAAGTTGAAAGAACCTGATGCTGGATCAAGTAGAGTTGAATCATTTTCAGAGGTGACAATACTTTCGTTGATAAGGTATCCGACTAAGGCACTAGTATTTGCACTGTAACGACCAACCTCGACTGTCTGTGGTTCAACACGGATAAAGTGGTCTTTAGCATAGATAACACCACCACCTAAACGGACAACTGAACCTATTCCCGTAGAACCTGACGCAGAAATAACATTGGCAGACAATAATCCATCAGTCGATGTGAGGACTTGGTTGTTTGAAAATGTTTTGGTTAGGTTGTCGGTGTTTGCACGAGATGTGTAAGAAACATATAACGTCTTAGTGTTGGCAGTAATTTCAGAACCAGTGACAACGTGATAAACGTTTGCAGTGACACCATTTGTCGCAGTAAATGTCTGACCTAAAAGGTTACTGACTGTTACTAAGGAACCATTAGATGAGTTGTCCCTAATTTTTACATAATCAGCATGACGGTTGTAGAATGACTCAATACCTGTAACTACTGACCCTTCTTTGAATACATGCTGACCAAATCGGTCAATCTGATTTTGCAGAATGCTTTGTATTTGAGTCAGTTCTCTTGCCTGAACACCGAACCCAGGACGAAATAGAATTCTATGAAAATTCTTTGTTTCGTCAAAGTCATCATAGTATGGGTCAACATTTAGATTTGTTGAGAGTGATACAGTATTAGCAATTGCCATCAAATAACCTCAATTAAAACTTAACAACAAGTTTGATGTCTTCTGTTTGTGTTTCAGCACGAGATACGGGTGAACGATTTTCACGATAAATAATTTCACCAGTAAAAGGTATAATCGGAGTATCTGCCACACTTGTAATTGTTGCGGTCACAGAACTTGAATTACCTGTAAGTGTATCCGCTGCCACAAATGAATTACCATTTGCGTTAACAATTAGATTAGAAAGTGTTAATGTTCCCGTTGTTCCTGATGCGTTTGAGTTTGCAAATCTAACAACTCGACTAGTTACATTTCTGTTACTGACAACAATTTCATCCGATGTAAAGTCACCAGATACAGACGACAATACTAATTTAGTTGTCTGATCGTACTGTGCTGTGGTTGCAACTGTGTTAGATGCTCGTTCAATCGGATTATTAACGATACCAATAATACGGAAGTCGTTGTTAGTTACGAACGTGTTAGAGACGTTACCAGACAACTGTGAACTCAAAATAACATTGAATCCACCTAACTCACGTTGTGGGTGCGAACCATGCCCATTTTCTGGTGAGACATATGCAAGTGCTGCTCCACCCGAACCACCGTTGGCAGTAATCGCAACGTTTGCAAACGAATAGTTGTTACCTGTTGCAGTGACTTCAATATTTTTAATCACACCACCCGCTACTGTGTTAGCATATGCAAGTGCTGCTTGATTACCATCACCACGGATTGTAATCTTAGGTCCGATAATGTAGGAACTGCCAGTTGTTGGTGTAGGACTAAATGCTGTGTTTACTTTTACTGTGCGAGTCGAACCAGTAAATGCAATAATATCACGCAACTGACCAACACCTGTACCTGATGAAATATATATCGTGCTGTTTGTGTAGAAACCGTCAGTAGATGATGCCCCACCTGCTAAATTCATCACTGTGCTGTTTGACACCGCAGAGAAATTACCAGTATTTGCTCGATAACTAGAACCACCGTTAATAACATCAATAACTTCAATTGCACCGTTGACTGCTGCTGATTGAACTGTGCTGTTGTTTGATACAGGGATGTGAGTGGAGGTCACAAACTTCGTTACATCTGCTGAATCAATTGTGTACATATACTTCCAAATATAACCATCAGAAGTCTTGATATTTGTGGTTGTTGTCCCACTTGGACGAACCGTTGATGTACCACCATTGTTGTTGAATAAACACTTGTAAACATTGAATGTATTTTCTTCTAATGCGTAAAAAGTGTTAGCAAACAAATTAGCATCAGTTGACTGATACTCGTGATATACTCTGCCAGAAACCCAGTTGTAACGAGGTACACCAAAAGTTACATCAGATGCCGCAATACGTTTCATATGAATCATATTACGCCATGCCTCAAAGTCAGTTTCTTTGACTGAATCTATTGGAGTTGGAGGACTGTTGTCATTTGGAAACGGATTAATACGTCCGAAAAATGCATACATTCTCGTTGGGGATGCTTCTCCAAATGCTTCTCTAAATTGATCTGCATTATGGAAGCGAAATCTTTTTGTGACTACACCGGGCATTTTGATTCCTACCTATCATCAGTGTTTTATTTATAACGAACTTATTGGGTAATAATGATACCGCCACCCAATGCGGTAATAAGTGTTGTATCTACATTAGCACTGCTAAGTTCTGTTGTGACCGAACCAATATCACCATCTGAACTAAATGGATTCGCATTCAGATTGACATCTGCCATTGGTTGAATAGTATCTGGTGTTGCAAATGCGGTTGTTGAAGTAATTCCACCCACATTTCCAATTGTAAGAACAATCTCTGGTGATGTAACTACCGTTGTTGGAGCAATTGTTCCAACTGGATCAATTCTAAACGATACGACAACAGGTCCTGCCGTAACCACTACAGTTTCAGCAACGTCTAATTGAAGTTCTTGACGACGAACAACATCTGCTTCAACCATCTCAACCAAATTAGTTTGGATGAGAGTTGGTGGTACAAATTCAATTTCAATAGGTGCAGATTTAACTTCAACGACTGTTGGGATTTCTTGTTGTATTTCAATCTCAATAATTTGATTTGAAAACAAAATTGTTCCAGATGGATGAAGTAACTTCTCAACCACCGCACGATACAAATCTTGCCCAATCCTTGACTGCAAAACATATGAGTATTCTTGATAATAGTAGTTGTCTTGAAGAACATTATCTCCACCAAGAATACCACGATTATTGTCAGCATACACACCAACCGTATTTGCAACACCAGTTGGTACTAAAGATGCAACTCCATTGAATGTATTTGAAGATGTGATGTTACGAATTGAAACCGTGTTGTTCTTGTTATACCGAACACCCTGATTGACAACTTCTAATTCACTGATTGTGCCAAACAGATTGTTCGCCACAATAACTGCATTCTGACCTTTGATACCTCCCGACCCATCACTAAGTTCACCAAGAATTTCAATAACACCAGTATCAATAGCATTGACCGTTGGTATTGTACTGTATCCAGTTCCGGGATTGACAAGTTCTATTTCAGATATAGTGCCGACTTGGGCAGATGTGTTAAATGATAATGCAGTTGTCAGTGTTGTGTTTACGTTTGCTGATGCTAGTGTTGTAGCAACAGTATTATCAATAAAAGGGTCTGCGCTAAACGGATCGGAAGTCAATCGAACATTTCGCATCCCCTCAATGGTGTCGGTGTTAAGAGATACTGTTTCTACAGACGAAATGGTTTTGACACGGAATGATGCACCTTGACCTGAACCGCCTGAAATGCCAGGTGTAAGTGTACTGCCACCACCTTCAGTTGTACTGTAGATCACATTAGCACGGTATCCCGAACCACCATTTACAATTCGGAAGTCAACTGCACTATCACCGACTGTACTGACAACTCGTGCTGTTCCACTAGCACCTGTTCCTTGTGTAGATACAACGTTGACAATATCACCCTGAAGATGCCTCGCACCCCCATCAATAACTGTCAGTGAACGGAGTGGTCCAATTGTTGCGTTGACCGTGCCCGTAATTGTACTATTAATAACACTGAATGTTTCACCGTCAAAGAATTCACCCTCAACCTCTGATAGTTTGAGTGTGCGAATAGTCAGACCTGATTCAATTGTTGTGGTAATAGAGTCAACTCTAGCACGAGCACCCTGATTTCCAACAACAGTTTCACCACCAAGTGAATCAAGTGAATTGCCATTGAGTTCTAAAACAGCACGGAGTGTGGTCTCTTTATTGAAACGACCATCGGATGCACGGAGAATCTTGTCACCAGGATATGAGAACTCAACATCGGTGTCAAAAAGTAAACGAAATAGGAACTTGTATGCGTTTTGTGAACCTTTAGCACGATACAGGTCCTTGATGTTCTTCGCAAGGATTGCCTTGTCGCCCCGAACATTAGGTGGAATTTCTTTAATTACTTCGTTAAAGAAAAACTGAACAAAATCATCTGATGCTTGATCAATGTCTTGATTTTGTGTCAGTGCACGGAGTGTACCAAGTGCTTGACCTGACTGCTCAATATACTCATAATATGCTTGTAAAAAGTCAGCAAATAACGGTGCTTCGTCCTGAACGAAACTCGGTAGTTGTTCGTCAACAAACTGTGATATTTGCTGTGCGTATGCCATTAGTAACTTAGATTCCCTGCGAGTGGTCTTTCTTGCACTGTGAATGACGCACCAGTAGTTGCAACATCTTTGACAGTGCCTACTTGTAATCCAGTGTTATCATCAAAGATAGTCACATCAACTTGACCTGTTAAAAGAATGGTGTTGCGTTTTCCTTCAATATTTTGATTTGAAGGAACCCCTGTCACAAAAATTTCAGAACCAGTAAATGAATCTGGTTTAAAGTTATTGAGTCTTACCACACCGTTTTGATAATCTGTTTCTCCGATACCCTGTTGAATGATAACGGGTTCATCGAGTGGTTGATTGATTGCAACAATATCAATACGACCCCGACCATTGTCACGCAACACAGAAAGACGATTGTTATATGTAAACTGTGTTGATGTAACTACACCCAAATGACCCTCATGTGGATGACTGATTGAATGATCAAAATCCAAGGTGTAAGATGCGGTACGAGTCAAATCGGGTCGGAATCGTTTCTGAAGTGAAAATCCACTAACCGTAGAACCTACAATGCCAATATCAGCAGTATCAATAGTTGCAAGGAACTTTGAATTTCTCCACTTACGCCCGAACAAACCTAAGTTGTCAGTTTCGTATTGAATCACTTTGTTAGAGATTGCTTGTTGAATTTGTGCGATTGTGTTTGTAGTTTTTGTAAAGTCAACTCGTGAATTGATTTTGAGTATTAGATACAAATAAGTTGGATCAACAAATACAGGTTCAATTGACTGAACATTATATTTTTCTAACAAAGCAACCAATTCTTGTTTTCGTGCGTCAGACAACACCGTACCGACTGTTGGTGCGGCAGCAATATAAACTTTGCCGTAAACAGGAGGAGACGCATCTTGACCACCATAGGCAAATACGCTCTTAACATCACTGGCATTTGCGAGTACGATGCGTTTATAGTCTTCGGCAGTGACTGCTCGTTCTTGCGTCTCAAAACTTTTAGATGCGTTGAAACGAATAGTTTCAATATCTTCGGGTTCAATTCCCCCTGCCGCCCGACCACTAGTTGTAATATTATAAGTTGATTGCCCACCAATTGAACCCGTAGCAGAGAAATTGTTTGCTCCATTACCATCTTTGGCATTAACAACACGATAACGTACAAATACTGTGCTACCACTAACGGGGAGTTTACCTAAAACATTATCTCCAAAAATAAGTAATGGGCGGTTGTTTGAAGTTTCCTCAAGGAAATATACAGAACTATTACCATTAACTTCAAGTAAAGTTGATGCTTGAGTGTAAACCGTGTTAGTTCCTGACTCTTGAACTGTGACAGTGAAGAAACGAGTATCGACATTGGCATTTGGAATCGTAAACTTGGTGTTAGAACTTGACACGTTAAATCGATGCGTTAGGATAGTTCCTTCGGTAATGTTGACATTTGCCGAAAACCCATTAGTAGAGTTTGCACTAATTAGTGTTGATTCTGTTGTAGAGAAAACCAAAGGAATGTTGTTTACTGTTGATGTAAACTGTTGCCCCTCTGGAATCAGAATTGATGAATCAACAGTGGTTGTATTCGCATTTGGAAACTTAATATTGATTGTGGCAGTTGATCCTCTTGCTGAACGAGGGGTATAACCTAATGACTTAGCACGAGATACCACAGAATCACGCAACTGTGCCGAATCAAGAAATCCTTCGTTGACTGCCATATTTGCATAGAATGCGTTATAGTATGTGTTGTAGGCAAGTAAATCCAACAACGTGCCAAGTGCTGACGAATTAAAATCATAATCTTTGAATTCGGGTTTATCTGCAATAAAGTCCCTTAGATTACTTCTAATGGTATCAAAATCAAGACCTGTGACACGCAAAGTATTATTTGCCGACATTTATCGAATCCCCTCTAAAACGACAGTCAACGTATCTTCTTGAGCGTCATTTTTAACTCTGAATATAATTGTAACGTTAAGTAAGTTTCTATCTTCGTTTGCCAATACTCTAACATCAAGCAGTTCAACTCGTGGTTCTTGCTCAATGATTGTTCTTTTAATTGTATCTCGCACTGCA